TCGGAGTTTACATCTTATTTATTACCTGCTTGGCTGCTAGGCAAGTTCCCAAACAAAAAGATTATGCAGGTTTCCAATACATCAGAATTAGCTGAAGGTTTTGGTCGTAAAGTGCGTAACTTGGTGGGCTCTGAGCGCTACAGAGAGATATTCCCTGATGTTGAGTTAAGGCAAGATTCTAAAGCTGCAGGACGTTGGAACACTAACAAGAATGGTGAGTATTTTGCGACAGGTGTCGGGGGTGCCTTGGCAGGCCGTGGTGCTGATATGTGTATTGTCGATGACCCTCACACAGAAGCCGAGGCGTTAGCCGCTAGAACAAACCCAGCGATTTACGATAAGACCTATGACTGGTATACGTCAGGTCCTAGACAGCGGTTACAGCCTGGGGGCTCTATACTAATTTGCATGACCAGATGGCACTCCCGCGATTTAACAGGACAAATTCTTGAAGCGTCACAAAAGAGTGACAAGATGGACCAGTGGCGCCTTGTGCAGTTCCCTGCAATATTACCTAGCGGTAAACCTCTATGGCCTGAGTTTTGGTCGTTAGAAGAACTAGAAGCAGTCAAAGCTGAGATTCCAAACAGTAAATGGCAAGCGCAGTATCAACAGGAGCCTACCTCAGAAGAAGGTGCGCTTATTAAACGAGAATGGTGGCGAGAGTGGACAAGAGATAATCCGCCTAATAATATTGAGTTCATCCTAATGTCTTGGGATACAGCCTTCGAGAAACATAACAATGCTGACTATAGTGCTATGACGGTATGGGGAGTGTTCGACCATGAAGATGAAAATGGCAATATGCAGCCTAACATCATACTGCTTGATGCCGTTAAAAAACGTGTGGAGTTTCCTGAGCTGAAAGAATGGGTGTTTGATGCGTATAAAGAGTGGGAACCTGACGGAGTCATTATCGAAAAAAGGGCTTCAGGTGCATCACTAATCCAAGAGCTACGCCGCATGGGTATCCCCGTGCAAGAATTTACCCCCACTAAGGGCAACGATAAGATTTCTAGGGTTAACTCGGTTGCTGATATTTTTGCTTCAGGTTATGTATGGGCGCCACAAACTCGCTGGGCTGAAGAAGTGATAGATGATGTGGCATCATTCCCCGCAGGAAAGCACGATGATATTGTTGATACAGTCAGTATGGCATTGATTAGATTTAGACAAGGTGGGTTTGTAGGAACCAAACGTGACGAACCCGAAGAAGAACAATACTTTAGACGCAAAGTGACGTATTATTAAGTGAAGCTTTCACCTATAGGAACTACAGAACATGGCAATTGAAAAATCCCTTTACCAAGCCCCTCAAGGCATGGCAGCACTTGATAGTTTAGAACCAGACTTAGAGATCGAAATTGAAAACCCAGATGATGTTACGCTAAAAATCGGAGATTTAGAACTTGATTTGATGCCTGATGAAGATTCAGAAGATTTCAATGCTAACTTAGCAGAAGAACTCGATGAGCAAGTATTAGCAACAATTGCTAATGACCTTTTATCTGATTTCGACGCCGATATTGCCTCAAGACGTGATTGGTTGCAAACTTATGTCGATGGTATTGAGCTACTAGGCATGAAGATTGAGGAGCGGTCAGAGCCTTGGGAAGGTGCTTGTGGTGTGTATCACCCCCTATTGAGTGAAGCATTGGTTAAGTTCCAAGCTGAAACCATGATGAGTACGTTCCCGGCAGCGGGGCCTGTTAAAACTCAGGTGATTGGTAAGGAAACACAGGCTAAAAAAGAGGCGGCGACGCGAGTTCAAGACGATATGAACTATCAGTTGACTGATGAGATGGCTGAATTTAGACCAGAGCATGAGCGTATGTTGTGGGGTTTAGGGATGTCAGGTAATGCGTTCAAAAAAGTCTATTTTGACCCTCACTTAGACCGTCAGGTGTCGGTGTTTGTGCCTGCTGAAGACTTGGTTGTGCCATATGGTGCGATGAACTTAGAACAAGCGGAGCGTGTGACGCACGTTATGCGTAAAACTGAGAACGATTTACGCCGCCTACAGGTAGCAGGGTTCTATAGAGACGTCGATTTAGGTGAACCAGATAACGTTTTAGACGAAGTCGAGAAGAAAATAGCTGAAAAGATGGGCTTCAGAGCCACATCTGATGACCGATATAAGGTCTTAGAGATGCATGTTGACCTTGACCTGCCGGGTTTTGAGCATGAAGAAGATGGAGAACCTACAGGTATTGCCCTACCTTACGTTGTGACCCTAGAAAAAGGTAGTAATACAATTCTTTCAATCCGTAGAAACTGGGAAGAAAATGACAAAAGCTATCAAAAACGTCAACATTTCGTTCACTACGGCTATGTGCCTGGGTTTGGGTTTTATTGCTTCGGGCTTATTCATCTCGTTGGCGCTTTTGCTAAATCTGGTACTTCTCTTATCAGACAGCTTGTGGACGCAGGTACACTATCTAATCTCCCAGGTGGCTTCAAAGCTAGAGGCATGCGGATTAAAGGTGATGACACACCGATCTCACCGGGCGAATGGCGAGATGTAGACGTTCCAAGTGGGGCAATGCGGGACAATATCATCCCATTGCCTTATAAAGAGCCTAGTCAGGTACTAATGGCACTGCTTAATCAAATTATTGATGAAGGCAGACGGTTTGCTAACGCAGCAGATCTACAAATCTCTGATATGTCGAGCCAAGCACCGGTCGGTACAACACTGGCTATTTTAGAGCGCACGTTGAAGGTGATGAGTGCGGTACAAGCGCGTATCCACTATAGTTTTAAACAAGAATTAGTCTTGTTAAAGGGGATTATTGCTGCTTATGCCCCTGAAGATTACAACTATGAGCCAGATACAGGCACACGTCGGGCAAGACGCTCTGACTATGAGATGGTGGATGTCATCCCTGTCTCTGACCCTAACGCCTCAACAATGGCGCAGAAAATCGTACAGTATCAAGCGGTTCTGCAGTTGGCTCAACAGTCACCTCAAATCTATAACTTGCCATTATTGCATCGTCAGATGTTAGACGTATTGGGTATTAAAGACGCCCATAAGTTGGTGCCAATGGCTGAGGATATGAAGCCGGTCGATCCGATTACGGAGAACCAAAATATCTTGGCTATGAAGCCCGCCAAAGCGTTCTTAAATCAAGACCATCAGGCACATATTCAGGTACACATGGCAGCAATGCAAGACCCTAAAATTCAACAGCTTCTTCAAGGTAATCCAGCAGCACCACAGATTGCAGCGGCGGCTCAGGCGCACATTGCAGAGCATTTAGGGTTTGAGTATCGCAAACAGATTGAACAGCAGTTAGGCTTTGCATTACCTCCTCAGAAAGATGAGTCTGGTGAAGATATGCATATGGACCCCGAAGTAGAAGCGCAATTAGCACCGGTATTAGCTCAGGCGGCTCAGCAACTACTACAACAAAACCAAGCGCAAGTAGCACAGCAACAAGCTCAACAGCAGATGCAAGACCCAATAGTTCAAATGCAAATGCAAGAGTTACAGTTGAAAGCCGCTGAACAACAACGTAAAGCGCAAAAAGACCAAGCGGACATTCAGTTAAAAGCCCAACAACTTCAGGTAGAACGTGAACGTATTGCTGCACAAGAACGCACAGCGCAACAGCAACAGAAGTTAAACGCCTTAAAAGCAGCCGCTGAAGTAACTGCGAAACGGGATGGTGAAGCTGCCAGACTTAAAATTGACGGTTTAAAAACAGCTGCCCAGATAACTGAACAGAAACGTAACAACAACGCTAAGTTAGCTGTGGATGCACTTAAAACGGCAGCTACACTAGAAGCACAAGCTAAAAACAAACCGACAAAAGGTGACTAATGAACGCTATAGAATGGTTGATACAACAAATCAACGATGAAGTAGAACTAAGAAACTCAGCACTCTGCCAAGGAAAGGTGGAGAGTTTTGACGAATACAAAAGACTTTGTGGTGAGGCTAGAGGGTTACTCATTGCGAAGGAACTAACCATAACCCTTAAAGACAAAATGGAGAACTCGGATGACGAGTAGTACGATACTTATTGGCTCAAACCCCAATAAACCGCAAGTAGTTGGTGCTGTTAACTTGGAAGCCACCCCCGAAGAGAAAGCAAGCCAACTACCTAAACCATCGGGTTACCGCATCTTATGTGCTATTCCTGAAGTAGAGAAGGAATATGAAAGTGGCATCATTAAAGCTGATGTCACTATGAAGCATGAAGAAGTATTAACCACTGTTTTATTCGTAGTTGCTTTAGGTCCAGATTGCTACCCAGAAGAGAAGTTTCCTAGTGGTCCTTGGTGTAAGCCTGGTGATTTTATTTTGGTTAGACCAAACGCTGGTTCAAGACTGAAAATTCATGGTCGTGAAATGCGAATCATCAATGATGATTCAGTTGAAGCGGTCGTCCAAGATCCGCGTGGCATTAAGCGAGCATAAGGAGTAGAACATGGCTGAATACGAAGAATATAAATTTCCTGACGAAGTGGAAGAAAGCACCTCTGAAATTGAAATCGAGATTGAGGATGATACTCCGGAAGAAGACCGCGGTCGTCAACCAATGCCTAAAGAGATTGTAGATAATCTCGAACAAGATGAACTTGAAGAATACGATGAAAGTGTTAAACAAAAGCTGAAACAGCTTAAAAAGGTTTGGCATGATGAACGTCGCGCGAAAGAGCAGTTGGCTAGAGAGCAAGAAGAAGCCTTAGCTGTAGCAAGACGCTTGTACGAAGAAAACCAAAAATTGCGTTCCGCATATGTTTCAGGTGAAAGAGAGTACATATCTACCGCGCAGTCTAACGCGCAAATGGAAATGGATGCTGCCAGACGTGCATACCGTGAGGCCTATGAATCAGGTGACACAGATGGGCTACTAGCCGCGCAAGAAAAACTGAACATCGCACAGTTAAAAGTAATGCGGGCGGAAAATTTAAAAGAAACCCCTTTACAAGAACCAGAAGATGTTGTACAAATTAAGCGTGAAGAGTACCAGTCTGCACAACCTCAGCCTGTACAACCCGATGCTAAAGCTAGAGCGTGGCAAGAACGCAACAGATGGTTCGGTAAAGATGAGGAAATGACAGCCACCGCATTAGGTTTACACCAAAAACTAGTGAACAATGGCGTTGAGGCTGGATCTGATGAATATTACAGCACATTGGACAAGACGATGCGCACAAGGTTTAGCGAGTATTTTGGGGAACCAAAGGCGAAACCACGCACTGTCGTAGCGCCAGCGACCCGTAGCACATCTTCAAACAAGATAAAACTCACTCAGAGCCAAGTCCAAATTGCCAAAAAGTTTGGTCTAACACCTGAAGCATATGCAAAAGAAGTTTTAAAATTGGAGAATAAATAATGGCTACCCCACAAAACAGAACCCCGCGTGACCTAGAAACCAGAGTATTAGCAGAGCGTCCTAAGCAGTGGATGCCTCCTGAAGCTCTCCCAGAGCCAGACAAACAGGCTGGTTTCGCCTATAGATGGATTCGCGTTTCAATGCTGAACAAAGATGACCCTAGCAACACATCAAAGTCGTTTCGCGAAGGTTGGGAACCAGTAAGAATTGAAGAGCAACCACAGTACTCACTGTTAGCCTCTCGTGAAGGTCGATACAAAGACAATATCGAGATTGGTGGGTTGTTATTGTGCAAAATCCCTGCAGAGTTTATGGATCAACGTAGAGCGCATTTCGCTAACGCCACAGAGTCTCAGGCAACTGCAGTAGATAACAGCTTTATGAGAGAGAACGATGCACGTATGCCTTTGTTTAAAGAGCGTAAGTCGTCTACTTCTTTTGGTAAAGGTTTTTAATTTTAGGAGTTTCTAATGGCTTATCCTGTTATTTCAGGCCCATATGGGTTCAAGCCCGTAAATCTTATTGGTGGTCAAGTCTTCTCAGGCTCGACACGTTATATGCCTATTGCATACGGCTACAACACCAATATCTTCTACGGCGATTTCGTTCAGTTATCTAGCGGTTACGTGAACATCTTAGCTAACACTATTACAGGTAACGCTGCAGTGGGTGTTTTCTTGGGTTGTACTTTCACTAACCCTGTAACCAAACAAAAATTGTTTTCGCAATACTGGCCTGCTGGTACTTTGGCAGGTGACGCGGAAGCAATTATTTGCGATGATCCAGACACAGTATTTAAAGCAGCTGTTGTAACCGCTGCAGGTAACACTGCAATTGCTTCTGCCTCTTCATTGTTGGTAGGCCAAAACATGGCGGGTAATACTTCAACAGGTTCAACTGCAACTGGTGATTCTGCTGGTGGTGTTGTCGCTGCTTCTTCTAGCGCTGGTAATTTCCGCGTATTGGGTTTAGTGCCTGACACTCAAGTATCTTCTTCAGCTACTTATGTTTCTGGTACAGGTACTACTACATTGACTGTTTCTGGTCTGTCTGTAGGCGCTGTTATCCCTGTGGGTACTGACGTATTCCAAAGCATCAATGGTCAATTGCAATTTACAGGTTCTACTGTATCTACTGCGGCTACTGTTACTTCAAGTACTTCGCAAGCATTAACAGTAACAGCCTCAACTGCAACCATTTCAGCCGCTAATCCGTTAGTATTGGTCCAAACACCTGAAGTTCTCATTAAGATTACTTTCGGTGCTCACAGATACTACGTAGCCTAATAGGAGTTAACTAATGGCAATTTCTCGCGCCCAGCTATTAAAAGAGTTGTTACCGGGCTTGAACGCTTTGTTCGGTTTGGAATACGCTCGTTACGGTGAAGAACATAAAGAAATCTACGAAACAGAGACTTCTGAGCGTTCTTTTGAAGAAGAAACAAAACTGTCTGGTTTCTCAGCAGCACCTGTCAAAAACGAGGGTCAAGCCCTGCAGTATGACAATGCTCAAGAAGCTTGGACTGCACGATACAACCACGAAACTATTGCTTTGGGCTTCAGTTTGACCGAAGAAGCAATCGAAGATAACTTGTATGATTCATTATCAGCTCGTTATACAAAAGCATTGGCTCGTGCTATGGCTTACACCAAACAGGTTAAAGCAGCTAACGTATTGAACAATGGTTTCAATGCAGCTATTACTGGTGGTGATGGTGTGTCTTTGTTCAGTTCTGCCCATCCGTTAATTAACGGTGGCTCAAACAGCAACGTACCAAGCACTCCTGCAGACTTAAACGAAACCTCTTTAGAAAATGCTGTGATTCAAATCGCTGCATGGACTGACGAGCGTGGCTTGTTGATCGCTGCTAAACCTAAGAAATTGATTGTTCCACCTGCACTACAATTCGTTGCAACTCGTTTGTTGGAAACTGAATTACGTGTTGGTACAACTGACAACGACATCAACGCTATTAAAAATAACGGTGCTGTTCCTGAAGGTTATGCAATCAACCACTTCTTGACTGATAACAATGCTTGGTTCTTGACCACAAACGTGCCAAACGGTCTCAAACACTTTGTTCGTAGCCCACTTGCTACTTCAATGGATGGTGATTTCGAGACTGGCAATGTACGATATAAAAGTCGCGAACGTTACAGCTTCGGCTATAGTGATCCACTTTCTATCTACGGTTCATCTGGCTCTTAAGCTAGTAAAATCAATAACTTAGGTTATTACCGAAAACCCGCTCCGGCGGGTTTTCTTTTGTCTGATGGTTACTCACGGTATGGTATAAATCATACGTTTCCGAAATCATTTGACAATCTCTGTCCATACATTTTGTTATCAAAGGCGTTGATATAATAAACGCCTTGAGGTACAATAAACGTAACAACTATGTAGAGACGGATACTTTCATGCCAAAAATTATTACACAAGAACAATTCTTAAACACTTGTATAAAAACGCATTCAAATACATACGACTTATCAAAAGTCGTATACGTAAATGCTAGAACACCCATAGCTGTTATTTGTCCCCTGCATGGGGAGTTTGTTACAAAGCCAATTAATTTCATAGGTGGTAAAACTGGATGCCCTAAATGCGCAGGTAGAGGGGTGGATTGGATTAATAGATTTAAAGAAATGCATGGGGAAACATATGACTACAGCTATGTAGTATATAAAGATTATAAAAAACCTGTAAAAATAATATGCCGTATACATGGGGAATTCTTACAAACGCCAGATAATCATTATAGAAATAGACAAGGGTGCCCTAAGTGCAAAGGGAAACGCATAACATTAGCCAAGCAGCTACTTTTTAGCGAATTTATAGAGCGAGCAAATCATATTCACAGCAATAAATTCACATATGCTTGTACAAATTGGGAAAGTTTGTTGAAGTCTAGTATAGATATAATATGTTCTCATGGGGTGTATACTCAAACTGCTGTTAATCATCTTGCCGGAAAAGTCCCATGCCAAAAATGTGGCAACATGAAATCTAAAGAAGAACAAGCAATCGCGGATTACCTAAAAATATTTACAACAGTAGACCAACGAAATCGAGCTATTCTTAAACCTAAAGAGCTAGATATATACCTACCAGAGAAAAGCTTAGCCATTGAGTATAGCGGTATGTATTGGCACAGTCATGGGACAGAGGAAGAAGAACGAAAGAACAAAAACAGTCATTACAACAAGTACGTGAATTGTGGCACTAAAGGGATAAGATTAATAACAATCTACGAATCAGAATGGTTAGAACGTCCTTACGCTATAAAACGATTGCTTAGAAACGCTATAGGTAAATCTAAAGGTAAATTAATGGCTAGAAAATGTGAATTAAAAAAAGTAGAACATACAGAAGCTAGAGACTTTTATGAAAAGTATCATCCGCAAGGAGGCACCGGAAGTGGTGAGCACTATGGGCTTTATTGGAAAAACAAACTTGTTGCTTGTATGCGGTTTACCTATGGGGCTAATGACAGGGGTATAGGCGCAACTAAAAGAGTTTGGACTTTAACCCGATATGCTACAAGAGTCACTATTTCTGGTGGAGCATCTAAGTTGTTTAAGGCTTTTATACAAGAGCACACCCCAATAGAAGTCAAATCTTTTTCAGATAATCGGTATTTTTCAGGGGCTATGTACGAACAACTAGGGTTTGAGTTAGTAGAAGAAACTGCACCGGATTACCAAGTTTGGAGTGTGAAAGCGGGCCTTAAACCAAAATCGCATTATCAACGACGCAATATTCAAGCACGAATAAAAGAACATGGTCTTAATGAGCTATATGACGCTGAAACTGAGGAGCGAACAGAGCGGGAAATGACTTATTATATGGGAGCCAGAAGAATATATGATTGTGGTAAAAAGAAATGGGTCTGGACACCAAAATAAACCACTTGCACTTCCTAACCATTCATGTAATATGCGAGTCGAGTCTAGGATTTTTTCTGCGCCGACTGACCTAGCAGGCTCGCACAAGACGGCGTGGTTACGTGCATTGGAGAATTAAAAAATGTCATTTGCCAGTCATATGGGCCCATGGTTAGTGGGCACCGTTAAAAACACTACCGGTACTGTTGCAGGTACAATCCGCAACATGGGCGCTACTTCAGTATCGCAGATTGACCCTATTGCCTACAACGACGCCGCAGCTTCTCGCGCGTTTGTTATTCCGGCAGGTTCATTGATCACCAATTTGGCTCTGTATCAAACAACCAAATTTGTTGGTACTTCTGGTGTTATCACCATCTACTTGAACGGTACAGCCATTGCTGCTTCTTCTGCTATTACTGCAGGTGCTTCAGGTCTTATTTCTTTCACACCATCATCCGACGCTCAAGTAGCTATATGGGCTAACGTGGGTTCTACTGACGCTATTATCACCTACACTGTAGGTTCTAGTGGTACTTTCTCTGCTGGCGCAGGTTCGTTGTTGATTGAATACGTTGTTCGCAACTCAGACGGTTCAGCCAACCCAACTGCACAACAAGCCTAATTAATCTGGGGAGTTTCGGCTCCCCATTTTTTAACTGAAGAGGTTACGTATGGCTAAGAATCCTTCATTAGCAGTAGGACGAGGCGAAAAGCTTCCTGTATCAAAAGGTGCAGGATTAACTGCGAAAGGTCGTGCTAAGTATAATAAAGCAACTGGATCTAAGCTAAAAGCACCTGCCCCGCACCCAAAAACAGAAAAAGACGCTGCAAGACGTAAGTCATTTTGCGCGCGTATGAGTGGTATGCCAGGTCCTATGAAAGATGAAAAAGGTAGGCCGACACGTAAAGCTGCTTCACTAAAACGGTGGAACTGTCGATGAGTGATGAAAAAGAAAGCTTAGAGATTGTTGATACTAGAAACGTGTTGACCGTCGAAGAACTTCAAGAGTTAAAGAAGCTAGCAAGTATGTCAAAAACAGCAAGAGCTGTTATTGCCGTTGTAATTGGTGGCATGATGTTAGTAGGCGGGGACAAAGTTATCGACTTCCTGCAGGCTCACGGTACGGTGACACACTAATGCCTAGTACAAGTAAAGCACAAGCACGATTAATGGCAGCCGCAGCGCATAACCCGAAATTTGCAAAGAAAGTAGGTGTGCCAGTGAGTGTAGCTAAAGAATTCAATCAAGCCGATAAAGGCAAAAAATTTAACAGAGGTGGCGACGTGGCTAACTTAAAAAAATTGTTTAAAGGTAAAGAGACTTATAAAGAAGAGCTGAAAGAAGGCAAAGCGATTAAGTCTGGCAAAATTACACCAGAGCAGTACGCGAAAGGTGAAGAGATGGAAAAGAAAATGAAAAAAGGTGGCTGTACCAAGATGAAAAAAGGTGGCTGCGCTAAAATGGCTAAGGGTGGTGTCGCTCGTGCTGACGGTTGCGTCACTAAAGGCCATACCAAAGGCAAATTTGTATGATGCCAAGTAGAGGCATGGGGGCGATTAACCCTAGTAAGATGCCGGGCAAAAAGACCATCAAACGTAAAGATAGCCCCCAGAATGTGGGACTATACAAGAAAGGTGGGTCTGTTAAAGGTTCAAGAGGATTAAATAAATGAGACCGATTACACAAGGTATCGTAGGGGTGTCCAATAGTGCGGGTATTCCTTTAGACCATTACATTTCTCCATTTAATGTGGGGTTTGGGGTTGTTGTAACAGGCACTATTTCTTACAGTGTGCAGCATACGTTTGATGGCATAAACTGGTTTAACCATGCAACTGTGGCTTCGCAGTCAGCCAATCAAAATGGCAGCTACGACTTTCCTATCTTACAAATTCGAATTTCTGGTATATCTGGCACAGGCACTGCAGTACTAACAGTAATTCAAGCAGGTCAAGTGGGCGGCTAACTATGAGTAGTGTAATCTTTTGGTAGTTGTAAGGAAAAACGATGACAACATCAGGCACAAGTGCATTCAACCTTTCGATTACAGACATCATCGAGGAATCTTTTGAAAGATGTGGCAAGGAATTGAGATCGGGCTACGATTTACGCACATCGAGACGTTCGCTTAATTTGCTTTTTACAGAACTGGCTAATCGAGGCATTAACCTCTGGACAATTGAAGAAGGTAGCATTCCGCTATACCCTGGTCAGATTACCTATGATTTGCCTGTAGATACAGTCGATTTGTTAGATCAAGTCACCCGCACAGGCAGTGGGCAAAACCAAACGGATATTAACATTAACCGTATATCAGAATCGACGTATTCAACGATTCCTAATAAGAACGCTACCGGTAGACCGATTCAGGTGTGGGTTAACCGTCGTTCAGGTGCTACGTATCCTGTTACCGGTGTTGCGAATCCGCAAATCAATATCTGGCCTACACCAGATCAAGGCTCAGTAGGGAATCCGTTCTACACATTTGTGTACTGGCGGTTGCGTCGTATTCAGGATGCAGGTAATGGTGAGAACACCCAAGACATTCCGTTTCGCTTTTTAAATGCCATTATTGCGGGCTTGTCATACTACTTGTCTATTAAGCTACCCGGTGTAGACCCAAACAGAATCGTGATGCTTAAAGCAGACTATGACCAACAACTGCAATTGGCGCTCGATGAGGATCGTGAGAAGGCCAGTGACCGGTTCGTTCCACGTTTAGGGATTTATGGGCGGTAGATATGGCTACTAAATTTGCGGTAGGTAAAAAAGCATTTGGTTTTTGCGATGTTTGCGGACAAAGGTATAAATTGTCAGAGCTACGTAAACTGACAATAAAGACTAAACAAGTAAATATTAAAGCCTGTCCCGAGTGTTGGAATCCTGATCAACCACAGTTAAGTCTTGGTCTTTATCCTGTTTTTGATCCTCAAGCATTAAGAGAACCTCGTCCTGATAATAGCTATCAATCCTCTGGATTAAATGTCTTAGGAAATCAAGGTGAAGGTAGTAGAATATTTCAGTGGGGCTGGAACCCAGTGGGTGGGGCTAGTGCTAATGATGCAGGCCTAACCCCTAATTATTTAGTAGCGACAACTTCTGTCGGTACAGTTACAATCTCAGTATCTTAGGAGGTACACATGGCATACAGATCAGCAGCAGACGGTATTACCAAATCAGGCAAAACCAAAGGTAAAAACTTAGGTGACGACGGTGCTAAAAAAGGCATTGACGGTGATGTAGCTAAAGGTGGTAAAGCTAAAACCGTTAAGTCAATCGACATGAAAAAGATGGGTCGTAATTTAGCCCGTGCTAAAAATCAAGGTGGCAAATAATGGCTAAAGAAAACAAACCTGCGTCAGCTTATGCTGGTCGCTATAAAGAAGTTGATATGGTCGGTGTTACTACTAAACCAGGCCCAAACAATCTTGCCTCAATGAACATCTCTGTAGGTAGTAATAGCAAAGCAAACTATGCACCTGAGAAAACGGATGGTATCAAAATGCGTGGTACAGGCGCCGCCACTAAAGGATTGATGTCACGCGGGCCAATGGCATAAGGTATTACGAACATGGACTACACGGCTCTCTGTGAAAATATACAATCGTATGTAGAAAACTCGTTCTCTACTGACCAGTTAAACACCATAATTCGTCAAGTGGAGCAGCGAATCTATAACACCGTGCAGTTGCCCGACTTACGCAAAAATGTAATAGGTGTTACTTCAGCGAACGTAGCTTATTTGTCGTGCCCGGGTGACTTTTTGGCGCCTTATTCGATAGCTGTGATTGATGCTGATGGTAACTACTCTTACCTGTTAAACAAGGACGTTAACTTTATCCGTGAAGCTTATGCGAAACCGGCTACTACAGGTCTACCTAAATACTATGCAATCTTTGGACCACAATCTGCCGATGAGAAAGAGTTATCTTTTATCTTAGGTCCGACACCGAGTGCAAATTATGATGTTGAGCTTCACTATTTCTATTACCCAGAGTCTATTGTTACTGCTGGGCAGACATGGTTGGGCGATAACTTTGATTCTGCTTTGCTTTGGGGAACTATTGTGGAAGCGTACCACTTCTTAAAAGGCGAACCAGACTTATTAGCTGTTTACCAAAACCGATACCAAGAAGCCCTTGCTCTTCTAAAACAATTAGGGGATGGGAAAAATAGAGGCGATGCTTATCGCGATGGTCAATTCCGACAACCGGTGAGATAACATGAGTTTAGCCCAGACACAGACGACAAGTTTTAAAGCTGAGTTGTATGAAGGTATCCATAACCTTTTAGTAGATGATATTTACATAGCGCTCTACACAGCAAATGCAGATTTAAACCAAGCAACTACAGAATATACAAATACAGGGGAAGTGATAGCTATAGGCTATATGGCGGGGGGTCAAAAATTAATGTCACCTTCAGTCAATAGTTCAGGATATACAGCCTATGTAGATTTTGCTAACCCCTCATGGAACGCGGCAATTACAGCACGGGGTGCTTTAATTTATAATGCGAGCAAGGCTAATAAGTCGATAGCGGTGCTGGACTTTGGCGCAGATAAGACATCAACCACTTTATTTACTGTGACAATGCCCGCTAATACAGCGGATAGCGCACTAATCAGATCATCAAATTAGGAGTTAACAATGTTAGGTGAACAAATAAATGCAGTAGATGCCAATGGTGTATCTATCTCGCAAAACATAGGCCAAGACGAAGGTGTTCAAATTAAAGGGTTTTACAACGTAGAATGTGTCGGTGTTGATGGGGTTGTTAAATGGACTGACACGATTAAAAATCTAGTCGTTACTGTTGGTAAAAACGACTTACTAGACAAGTATTTTGCTGGTACAACCTATACTGCAGCGTGGTATATGGGCTTGGTAGATGGCGCAACTACACCAACGTATAATGCGGCGGATACACTAGCCTCTCATACAGGCTGGACTGAAAATACAGGTTATGCAGGTTCTAACCGTATCACTGTTGGTTGGAATGCCGCGGCTTCTGGTTCTAAATCTTCAACAACAACCGCGTTTTCTATCAATGCGTCTGGCACTATTGCTGGTGCATTGTTGACAGCAACTCAAGCTAAAGCGACTACTACAGGTGTTTTATATTCTGCGGGCAACTTTACTGGGGGTAGCCGCACTGTAGCTTCTTCTGACACATTGAATGTAACGTATACAGCGAGCGTATAACATGGCAGCATCATTTAAAGTAGGGCAAGAAGTACAGATAATCACAGTTATTCCCGAGGGTCCTATTATGCAGTTAGCAGTAGACCAAGAAGGTAATATTGAATATTTAGTCACATATAAAGATAGCGATGGTGAAACACAGAATCGATGGTTTAAAGAAGACGAACTAAAAGCTATCTAATCCTATAAGGCGGGGAGACTCGCCTTTTTGCGCTGTGGAGCATTATTAACTTATGGCTATCTATTACATAGACCCTATGGGTACGGTCAATGGCACCGGTACTTTTGCTAGTCCTTGGGTACTGGGAACAAGTACCCGTTCTGGCTTAGTTTCTGGTGATGAAATTCGTATACTTGGTACGTCTTTAGCGAGCTTACTAACAGCAACCACTTATACGGCAACAGTCACTAACAGAACAACATTAACGCTTGCCGCAGGTGGTGGTAGTGCATGGTCAGCGGGTTCTTTAGGATACTTACCTGCATTCGATACATTTTTTAGAGTGCTGACTGTAGCTGGGGATGTACTTGGGATCTACGCAAGTTCTGTACTACCCATTAATGATAGTAGCGTTACATCAACAACTGTACGCATATTCGATACTGTTAATAATATTATCCCGACCATGGCTAACTGTTACATTGGCGGGACTAGTACTAACCTGTCAAACATTACTGTGTCCGATTGTTGGGTAGATGAAACCACTAGAGTTACTGACGGTACTGTAAAAACATTAATTAGTGGGACTACCAATAGTAATATAAATGTTTATTTTGATATTACAACTAGATCTAATACTAATGCTTGCACAGGATGGACACTAAATTTGCAAAACACTCATGTTATATCAGGTGGGGTTACTTCAGGAGCAAGTTCGATTTCTGGGTATTTTCAGACAGATAATAGTGTTTATAACATCAAGCAGATTTATAGTACAGGTGCAAGCCCGACTCATCGGATAGGGTATAGTGGTGTAGGTAGTACTGGGTTGACCCTGAATATAACGCACCTATCAAGCGGAGGTTTATCTACCAATTGTCAGACACAAGACCTAGTGTTTAATATACTGAATTTCTACGGGTATGCTTCTGATTATTTATTTGCCGCATCCGCACTTACTAATTGTAACAATTACGTTATATCTATAGATTACCTTGGGGCTGCGGTGGTTAATGGGGGCTATCTTATTTACACAGGTTCTTGTGGGAAAGGTATTATAAACTTAAACAGTCTTTCAGATCTTTGGAGCGCTTCTCAATATACTGGGTTAATTGGCGGGGGCTTTGGGGAGGTGTCTCTTAATGTGGCTGCAGGATACCAATTAAAATATGATCGAAAAGTAAGTACACAAACAACGCTTAGTCGGGGTTATGGTGGGCCTTCCCAGGCCAATAACATCGGAAAAATGGTGGCGCCGGCTGTCAATAATTTAGCAGGGTTAACACTTACGTATCCATACTATTTTGGTAATTTTTCTTTTATCCCAGGTAGTGCTAACTCAGAAATAAACTATAAAGTGCCATCAATAATGGAATTTGTCTGTCCAGTTACGTTAAATGCGGCAGCCGCTTTACCCAATTCCTACACTAACAATATCAATGTTTTAGTAACTTACAAAGGTGGAAGTGAGCCTATAGAAATCTTAGGAATTTTTCAGCCATTAACGAGTAATAACATTTCAGCAAATACCTGCCCACAAGTTACGCTAGATACTGTCGTTTATAGGACAACAGGACCAAGTTTAAAAGCTTATTTACCTACGAGGACTTCCATAATTTGGCGAGCCAGTACAGCATCACCAAACGCAAAAGCATTTAAGAACATTAAGATACCTGTAACAGCGGGAACAAGTTACACAATTACAGGTTATGTCAGAACAGATGACGCAGCTTACTTAGCAGGAGATTGTAGAATTTCTATTGTATTCAACAATGCAGAGTTAGTCGGGCAAAACATGACAACTGCCTGTATCAATGCTTGGGAGCAGTTTACTCTAACCTTCACTGCTACACAGACTTGTGAAATGCAATTTGTTTGGGAAATGTACTATTCGAATGGCGCAAAATCCTACTGGTTAGATGATTTAACAATTTCTTAGAGGATAATAGGTATGGCAGTTATTAAAACAATTACAACAGACCGTGGTGTAGTATTCCCAGACCAATATTGCCGAGTCGATGAAGTCACAACTGATAAAACTACAATGCGCTATACAGTAGGTATTTACTTTAGTAGAGCTGCTACTGAGTTACCTCCACATAGGGTTGAAATGTTTGAAGCGTCTTTTGACTTGTATAGTAGTTTAAACGTATGGCAACAAGCTTATGAAGCTATTAAGGTAATTTGGGCTGACACCATAGACGCCTAATGAACCAATTTGATATATTAGGCTATAGGTCAGATAGACCTTATAGTATTGTTTCGAAGACAAACGAGGGTTATTTTGCCCTCGTAAAATCCAGCGGTAACGTGTACAACGTATCTCTGGCTGAAACCGGCGCAGCGTTAGCCAGCATTACCAATACCACAGTAGTAAATGGTGGTTTAGTTGAAACCGGCGTAATAACAGACTCGGTATCTGGCACGGCGGTAAGTCCTTCATTAATGACCTTATTTGATATATTAGGTTATCGTGTCAATAGACCTTACAGTAATGTATCTACAACTAGTAACGGTTACTTTGCGCTTATAAAAATAGGTGGTGGGGGTGTATACAATGTAGCGGTAACTAACACCGTCACATCAACAGACACCGCTGCAGCAAACGTAGGAGAAGGTATCAGTCTAACTGAAACATCTACGGCTACTGATGTTCAAAATGCTTCAGGAAGTGTTTATGGCGCGCCTATAACGGAAATAGTTGCCTCAAATGATTTAGAAACTGCCTCAGTTTTATCAAACCTTACTGTAGTTGAAACATCTACTGCTACTGATGTTCAAAATGCTACCCCCTCAATAAGTTTAAACCTTACTGTAGTTGAAACATCTACTGCTACTGATGTTCAAAATGCTACCCCCTCAATAAGTTTAAACCTAACTGAAACAGTTAATGTCGCAGATGTAGAATTAGTAAATCGCGTTGCCCAAACTGCAGTATCTGAAGTGCTACTAGCTATTGATTCATTAAATGCAGGGGCCCTTGTTAATATGTCTATTGCAGAGTCACTAATTGCCAACGGCGCACAAGATGCTTTGTTGTTTTTAACGAACTACATTGCTGAAGTGGTTGTCAGTACGAGTGCCCAAACTAACATACAAACTGCAGTATCGAATGTCGTAGAGAGTGTATCAACCACAAATTTCCAATCTGCAGGAGGGAACACCTATAACGTACCTGTGACTGAAATGCTAACTGCTCAAGACGTAATGTTGGGGGTTATAACAATTGCTTCGGTCTTATCTGAATCAATAACAGCAACGTCAGCACAACAAGCGATAACTGATTTATTAGTCTCTATAACTGAAGCGGCTATTGCAGCTGATAGTCAGGATACATTAGTCAATATAGTTGCCTCATTAATTGAAGTAGTTACTGCCGTTGAATCCATAGCCGCGGTAGGCAGTATCTATAATGTCGATACAAATGAAGCAGGTGACGCCCAGTCAGCATTAAGCGTAGCGGGCAGCGTGTTTAATGTTGCACTATTAGAATCAGTAATAGCATCAGATAGCTACGCTGGCAGGTTGCTTTGGGAGCTAATAAATGATATACAGAATGCCAATTGGGGCGATGTATCAAACTCTCAAAATCCTGTTTGGGCAGCGATAATTAATGCCCAAAATCCTAACTGGGTTAATGTAAATGACTCACAAGCACCGGGTTGGTCAGCTATAAACAATGCGCAGAACCCTAACTGGGTACCCATTAATACTTTCGGAACATCATAATGGCTAATACATATTCATCCAGTCTAAGACTGATTATCCAGCAAGACGGAACCAACCAAGGTACTTGGGGCGGTTATACCAACACGAATATTGCTACATTATTAGAGCAGGCTGTTGCAGGAATAGGTAACATCACTGTGTCTGGGTCTTCAAACTACACCCTAACCAGCACCAACGGTGCTTCAGACGAGGCACGTAATGCAGTGCTTAATATAACAGGCACGCTAACTGCAGCTATCAACGTCATCTGCCCTACTGTGGCTAAGACCTATATCGTTAAGAACGGCACAACAGGTGGCTTTGCTATTACATTAAAGACTGCATCGGGTACTGGTATTTCCGTACCTAATGGAGAGACAACTTTTTTATATTGCGATGGGACTAATGTTGTTCGGTCTATATCAGCGATTAGTGGTATTCCCGGTTCTTTCACAACGTTAAGCGCGTCAAGTACGGTTTCAGGGGTAGGTTTTAGCAACTACTTAGCCTCTCCACCCGCTATCGGTGGCACAGCGGCGGCGGCTGGAGCTTTCACAACTTTAAGTGCGTCAGGTACGGTTTCAGGTGTAGGGTTTAGTAATTACTTAGCTTCTCCGCCAGCTATCGGTGGTACAGCAGCGGCAGCGGGTACATTCACAACACTAACAGCCACTGCAGATTCGACATTTACTTCAACTGGCGCTGTAAAAGTTCCAGTAGGCACAACCGCTCAACGCCCTACAGGTGTTGCGGGTAAGATCCGATTTAACTCAACACTGTCTCAGTTTGAAGGTTATAACGGTACTACTTGGGGTACAATTGGGGGCGGGGCTACAGGCGGTGGTGATAACCAAATTTTCTATGAAAACAGTCAAATTGTGACTACAAGCTACACAATCACAGCAGGTAAAAGTGCCTCTAGCACAGGACCTATTACAATCAATTCAGGGGCTATAGTGACTATACCTTCTGGCTCACGGTGGGTGATACTCTAATGGCATATGGTTCAGTTTTAACAGACGTAGTGCAATCAAGCACAACAGGTACACCACCACAATTTAATGACGGCTCAGGTACTCAGGTCGGTACACTTTGTCGAGCTTGGGTTAATTTTGCTGGAACAGCTTCATCTGGCCTAGCCGCCATTAACGCATCGTTTAATGTCAGCTCAGTTACAGTGAATGCGACAGGCGATTTTACCGTTAATTTTACAAATGCCCTGTCGGATACTAATTACTGTATGGTCACTGGATTATCAGAAGGGAGCGGATATTACGGAGCTTCGGTAATGATGAAATTTGGTGGGACTAAAACAACGTCATCAGTTGAAGTAACTACAAAGGCGGGAAGTTCAGCAACTTTAATAGCATACCCAAACGTATATTTAGGCTTTTTCCGCTAAGAGGTAATAAAAATGGCAACGATTTTAAATGCAGTAAGCGGAACAGGTTTAACACAAACGGCTGATAGTTCAGGTATATTGAAAATACAGTCAAATGGCGTGACGACTAATGCGCTGGCTTGGGTGAATTTTAATGGTACATCTGCTACGCCAATCACACCAAGAGCAAACTACAACATTAGCTCTGTTACCAAAAATGGTACAGGCGATTACACGCTGAATTTTACAAGTGCATTGAGTAATGCTAATTATTCAATTTGTGGGGTCGCAGACGCGGGTGGGTCAACTATTGCCGGTGGGATCTGTTTGTATACCAGTTACACACCAACGGTTTCTGCAGCACGAATTAATTCTTATAGTATCGGGTCATCTGCTAACGCGCTGATGGATAAAGCGTATATTAACGTAGCAATCTTCGGCAACTAATTAACAGGATAAACAATGTCAAAAATCATCGCTTTTACAAACGAACTCGGTGGAGTTAGCATCTGCGTACCGACTGGTGAGCTTTCAATTGAAGAAGTTAAAGCCAAGGACACACCGTTAAACTCTATCATCATGGATGCATCAGAACTGCCTGAAGCTGATAACGACTTCTTTAACTCTTGGGAACTGATTGACGGTTATGTTTTAGTCAATCTGGACAAAGCCAAGCTACAAACTAAAGACCGACTAAGAACAGAACGTGTGCCATTGTTAGCAGCGCAAGACGTTGCATTTCAACGTGCATTAGAAGAAGACAAAGATACAGCGGCTATCGTAGCCGAGAAAGAAAGACTACGTGACATCACCAATTTGGTTGATGGGTGCAAAACTACCGAAGAATTAAGAGGGCTTTCTGTATGAGCTTAGTATTAAGCGGTGATTCGCCTTCGTTCTCTGGAACTTATCAAGGTGGGGTTATTACCTCAGGTACTGCTCAAGCAACTACATCCGGCACAGCGATTGACTTTACTGGTATCCCAAGCTGGGTTAAACGTATCACGGTGATGTTGAATGGGGTTAGTACGAATGGAACAAGCTTTCCTCAAATTCAATTAGGCACTTCTGGCGGTATTGAATCTACTAATTATATAGGGACTACTGGTGTTATTGGCAATACGGGCACAGGGCTTATTACTCAATTAAGCTCCGGAATATTACTTGATTGCTATGCTAGTTACTATACTGCGTCGTCAACAAGACAAGGAAGTATAGTTTTTAATTTAATTAGCTCAAATACTTGGGCATTTTCTGGAAACCTTGGTTCAACTGCAACAGCATTTGTTGCAATCGCATGGACTGGTGGCTCTAAATCTTTAAGTGGAACACTTGACCGCATCCGCCTAACCACCGTTAACGGCACAGATGCTTTTGATGCGGGGTCTGTCAATATTCTTTACGAGGGTTAATCATGAACAAAATCATAGATGTCATTATGCAGCCATCCACATGGCGGGGTGTTGTTTGGATGTTAACCGCTGTTGGTATAAACCTAAATCCTGAACAATCCCAAGCTATTATTACTGCAGGGATGGGTTTGGCGGGTATTATTGGCGCATTTACTTTGGATAAATAATGCAGTTATCAGAACACTTTACACTTGAAGAGTTAATTGCTTCAGACACCGCTGCGCGGTTAGGCATAGACAATACGCCACCTGTATTTGTGCTAGAAAACCTAAAGCGTTTATGTGCCTTGTTAGAAGATGTTCGTCATGCAGTGGGCAGACCTATTCGTATATCAAGTGGCTATCGTTGCCCTAAAGTAAACCACGCAGTGGGTAGTAAGGACACAAGTCAACACGTATTAGGTTGTGCGGCGGATATTAAAGTTCAAGGTGTTACGGTTGACGAGTTAATGAAAACTATTATCGGTGCTGATATAAAATTCGATCAGTTGATTCGCGAGTTCAATAGCTGGGTGCATATTAGTATCCCTAACACGCCAGCGGATAAGCCTCGACATTCTATGCTAATCATAGATAATAAGGGTACCAGACCATACGAAGGGTAGCTAATGATTAAGAAGTTGGTGTATAAATCAGGTGTCAATCGCGAAAATACACGATACTACACGGAAGGGGGCTACTATGACTGTGATAAAATTCGTTTTCGCCAAGGAACACCACAGACTATTGGGGGTTGGGAGCTAATCTCACCTTACACATATTTAGGTGTATGTCGCTCATTGTGGAACTGGGAGACCTTATCGTTTGTTAATTACACCGGTGTGGGTACTAATTTAAAGTTCTATATCATGCAGGGTGGTGGTTATTACGACATCACACCTGTTCGTGCTCAACAAGCATTATCTAATCCTTTTACTGCAACTACTGGCTCAACTACGGTAGCTGTTTATGCTGTAGCACATGGTGCTATTGATGGAGACTTCGTGACATTCAACGGGGCTACCGGTCTGGGAGGTAACATTTCTGCAGCGGTGCTTAACGGTATCAATTTTCAGATTACCTACGTCGATGCGGATAACTATACAATCGAAGTGAGTACACCAGCGAGCGCAGCGGACACTGGGCATGGCGGAACGGCTGTTAATGCAGTGTATGAAATCCACATCGGCGCAGAAGTTGCAGTATCTGTATCAGGTTGGGGTGCGGGCGCTTGGGGTTCAGGCACTTGGGGGTACAGCTCCACTTCAAATAACCCAATGCGACTATGGTCACAATCGAACTTTGGTGAAGATTTAGTCTATGGCCCACGAGGCGGTGCCATTTATTACTACAATGCGAGTCAAGGTATTAACCCTATCTCAGCTACGATTTCAATTGCATCACCTGCCGTCATTAGTGCCATCACTACTTTAGTTGACTATGACCCTGTTATTTTTACAACAACAGGTGCGCTTCCAACAGGCTTGACTGCCGGTGTGACATACTACGCGCGTAACGTAACTGCGACACAGTTTAATGTGTCCGCTACACCGACTGGAGCATTAATTACTACATCAGGGACACAATCAGGGGCGCAAGCCATTTCAGTTCGGGGTGTACCACTTACTTCACTCTATGGGGCTTCAGATGTACCCGTTATTCAAAATTTCCTCATGGTCTCCGATATTTATCGGTTTGTGTTTGCTTTTGGTTGTAACGATTATGGAAGTACTGACCAGAACCCATTGTTGATTCGATGGTCTGACCAAGAAGATGTCACAAATTGGACACCCGCTGCAACTAACCAAGCAGGTAGTTTATTACTATCTCGTGGCTCAAAAATTGTTACTGCTACTCAAACGCGCCAGGAGATATTAGTATTTACTGACACCAGCGTTTATGCACTGCAGTACCTAGGTCCTCCGTATGTTTGGGGTTCTCAGATCATGGGTGCAAACATCTCAATTGTCAGTCAGAATTGCGTATCTCAAGCAGCAGATGTTGTGTACTGGATGGGGTATGACAAGTTCTATAAATATGACGGTAGGACACAAACCCTTCGCTGTGACATCAAGCAATATATTTTTGATGACCTTAACTTCGATCAATTGGATCAAGTCTTTAGTGGCACTGTTGAACGCTTTAATGAAATATGGTGGTTCTATCCTTCTGTGGGAAGCACTGTGGTTAATAAGTATGCTGTCTATAACTACCTAGAGGACATTTGGTATTACGGCACGATGGGTCGAACCGCTTGGATTGATACTGGTGTTTTAACAAGCCCTCTAGCTGCAACCTATCACAACAACCTGACCTATCAAGAATATGGTCTAGATGATAACGAGACGGGTACTGCGCAGCCGCTGAATGCTTACATTACTAGCTCTGAATTTGACCTGATGGATGGGCACCAATTTGGTTTTGTGCGTCGTATTATTCCAGACTTAACCTTCAGGGGTTCTACTGCTGAGAATCCATCAGCCACGCTATCAGTCATTCCACTTAATAACTCAGGCTCTGGCTACACCAACCCGCCGTCTGTTGGTGGTGCTGATAATGGTCTAGTGGCTAGATCAGCTGTACTGCCTATTGAAGCATTTACCCAATATCTGTATATCAGAGTAAGGGGTAGACAGTTTGCCTTTAAAATGGAATCTAATCAGTTAGGCGTGGCTTGGCAGATGGGAGCAATGCGCTGGGAATGTCAGCCTGATGGTAGAAGGGCATCATAATGAGCCGAATACTTAGAAATCCCGTACCACCTAACATACCGCTGGCAACTATTACCTATGAGCGACTCTATCAAGATCAGCTTAATAATGCCTTTCGTTTGTACTTCAACCAGCTTAACAACCTTAGTTCTGCGTTAGTTGGTTCTACGGGTGGGGCGTATCTTCAATTTCCGCAAGGCGCATTTCACCAAGACGGGGTTACTACCTTAACAGCAGGACTCACTAATACGTCAACAACACCTATTACAGTTGCTTCAACTGCTGAATTCTTATCTGCAGGCGGTCTGCTTATAGGCTCGGAACTTATTAAGTATACTGGTAAAACTGCAACTTCTTTCACAGGGATCACACGCGGAGCCTACGGATCCACGGCAACTTCTCATGCGATAGGTGATTATGTTTCCGAAGCACAACCTGTGCCTTCTGCTACCGCAGCACTACCGATAAGCTTCACGGTAACGGACTCAAGTACGACAGTGGCTGTTGATCCAACAGACCTCACAAAGTTAACGTTTGGGGTTTCAGGTTACTACAATATTCAGTTTAGTGCGCAACTACTTAGCTATGACAACACAGTTGATAACGTGTGTATGTGGTTTCGTCAGAATGGTGTGGATATTGCGAACAGTGCAAGCTATATCTCGGTTCCTACTATTCACGGCGGAAACCCTGGAGCGTCCATATTAGCGTTAAACCTCGTTCTGCCTATTATTGAAGGGGACTATATTCAGCTGATGTTATCTTCTACAACAGGCAACACGGTGTGTGCTACCTACCCCCCTGCAACCTTACCTACACGCCCTGCATCACCTTCGATTATTCTAACAGCTACTTTTGTCAGCTCACTATATACCTGATATTATTGACCTATGAATAATTTAGCTGAACAAGGTAATATGCCTGAGATTCTAGCTCTTGAGAGCTGGATAAAAGCGAACACCAATCAGGAAGAGCATATTGCTACAAGTCAGACTAATCATTACCAAATTAAGGGTGTGTACGTCAGAGAGCTTAGACTTAAAGCAGGTACGGTGTTAACAGGTAAAATCCACAACTTTGAAAGCATTGGTATCTTATCTCAAGGTCGTATGCGTATCTTAACTAGTGAAGGAGCTTACATTGTAGAAGCGCCCTTTATTGCTGTGGATAAACCGGGTATTAAACGCTTAGGTGTATGTGAAACAGATTGTACATTCGTGACTGTGCATCGCACAGATGCAGAAGAAATTAACGACATCGAGGACGAATTAGTCTCCGATACATTTGAAGAATACGAAGTTAAACGATTAGGGAGACCTGTATGAGTTTTATTGCATCATTAGCTGCTGTTGGTACAGCCTCGGCAGGGCTTGCTGGGATAACCGGATTAAGTGCTGGAGCCGCAGCGCTAACAGGCGCAGGTGTTTTAGCAGCGGGCGGGGCGGGGCTTGGCGCAGCAACATCAGCCGCTATGGGGGGAGACCCCGGAGAAGGCGCCATGATGGGTGCAATTACAGGCCCATTGATGGCTCCATTGATGCCAGCCGCTGGCGCAGCGGCACCAGCTACACAGGTCGGAACCCAAGCGGCTACTAATGTCGGGGCTAATGTCGGGGCTAATGTCGGGGCTAATGTCGGGGCTAATGTCGGGGCTACTGTTGCGGAAAATGTCGGGGCTAATGTCGGGGCTAATGTCGGGGCTAATGTCGGGACTAATGCCGGGGCTAATGTCGGGACTAATGCCGGAGCAGGGCTTATTTCTTATGGTCTAGGCGAAGCCCCTGCAGCTTTTACAGGTCAAGTTACTGGAGGAGCTTTAGCTAATGTTCCTGGTGGCGTAAGCCAAGCCGCGGTTCCATTTTTAGATACACTTGCAGGTAAAGCTGTGACCGGTGCAGGTATTGGTGCTTTAGGTGGTGGTATTACTAACCCTGATGACCCATTAAAAGGTGCAGCGATTGGGGCTGGCGCAGGTGCATTAGGTGGTTATGGCGCAGGAGCTTTAGCACAAGGCGCAGGGAGTAGTGTCTTACCCTCAGCAGTGGGGGAATTTGCTACAGCACATCCTCATATCACTTCAGGTTTAATTAGTGTCCCAACTTCAATGGCATTAAACTCCATGACAGCACCCGATGCAACACCAATGCCTAAACCTGAAGAACGCCAATCTCAGTTCAGATGGGGTGGTCCTAATTACACTTATAACCCTGCTACTTATACGCCCTATACCCCACAGCCTAATGTGTACAAACCAACTTATTTTGCAGAGGGGGGTATCACTGATTTAGATAGCTATGGGTCCCAAGCACAAAACGTACCCACTGGTGGTATTACGCAAATCCCTAACCCTGCTGAAGTAGCCGACCCAGAAAGATATGGTGGCGAATCAGTACGCATGATGGCGCAGGGGGGCATCAGTAAATTGGCAGATAGCGTTGTTTCATCGTCACCCATTGCAGCTATGGCTGGTTGGGAACATGCAAGTGACTTACCTTTAATCGGCGGTTTATTTAATAAACCAGAAGACCTCCCTGCTACAGCAACACTAACACCTGAAGAAAAGCAAAAGCTAATGGCTATGATGGCTGCTCAACAAGGACAGCAAATGCCGGGTGCTCAGTTAGCACAAATTCCACAGCAAATGGCTCAAGGTGGTATTGCTGATCTTGGTGGGTATGCTGCTGGTGGCAGACCTAACTTATTACACGGTCCGGGAACAGGAGTTTCAGATGACATCCCGGCAACTATAGCGGGTAAACAGCCAGCGCGTCTTGCTGCAGGGGAGTATGTAGTGCCGAGCCGCATTGTGTCTGAATTAGGCAATGGTTCTACTGATGCTGGCGCTCAACGTTTAGATGAAATGGTCAGCCGTATCCAAGCAGGTCGTAAAAAGACTATGGGTAATAAAAAGCAATTTGCTAATGACTCTAAAGCGTACAAGCACTTACCCGCATAAAGGTGACTCATGGCAGGCTCAAATCAAGTATCCGACTTACAAGCTCAGGTAAATCGAGCACAAGCGCAAAACGAAAGTTATCAAGCACAGCTTGAAGCTCAACAGCGCTCTCTGACTGGGGCAAATGCGTATAAACCTTCCTATACGCAAAACATATCATCGCCAGTATCTTACGTGCCACAACAGAATGTCGTGCAACAATGGCAGCCGCAGAGTAACCAAGGGGCACAACAATGGCAACCTAGATTTTTAGGTGGACAGCAGTATCCTAGTGTTGGAGGGATTGACTCACTATCGCGCATGGCGAATTATGCTGAAGGTGGGATTGCACACTTAGTTGATGGCTTATGATTACAGTACGCCCCGTGCCTTTAGAGTACGTTCAAGTTACTTGGCCTCTTGTAGAGCATTTTATAGCCTCCGCTTTTGAAGAAGGAGACCCAAGCGAGCCGTTATATAATATGCATCATGTTAGGGGTTATGTAACATCTGGTGCTTGGTTACTGCTGGTTGCAGTAGACGAAGATAACACCATTCATGGCGCTGCTACAGTATCGTTTATGAACCACCCCCTGCATCGAGTGGCTTTTGTAACGGCAATGGGGGGCAAATTAATATCAAGTAAAGACACTGTAGCACAGCTTAAAGCTATAATGAAACAAAACGGAGCCACGATACTACAAGCGTTCGGAAGGCCATCTATCGTTAGATTGTGGCGTCGCTACAATTTTGAATCTCGAAATACCTTAGTTGAGGTCCTTTTATGAAATTGCTTAACGTATTCAGACTCTTTTGGTTTGATAACGGACTACTCCGTTGCTCCTTATCCCCTACCTTTTTCGGCGGCGGTGGCGGAGCACCAACTCAAACCACATCCACAGTTACACAGAGTTCTGTACCTGATTGGGTTCGTCCTCAGACTGAGGCTATGTTGGGTGCTGCTACACAACAAATTTTTAATACTACACCGTCTGGAGAAATTACTGGTATTAAGGGGTATGTTCCTTATAGCGTCAATCCAGCTGACTACGTTGCACCTTTCAGTCCTCTCCAGCAACAATCGTTTGCTAATGTAGCAAACCTCCAAACACCAGGTCAGTACGCACCTGCTTCGGATATTGCCTATTCTTCAGGTATGGGTGGCCTGATGGCAGGGCAGCAATACGGTGCTGCAGTTACGAACCCTAACGTAGTTAGTGCTTATATGTCACCTTACCAACAAGGTGTAACGGATGTTGCGAAACAAGCTGCATTAAGAGATTTTGGTGCTGCACAAACTATGCGCCAAGCGCAAGCAGCTAAAGCTGGTGCCTATGGCGGCGGTCGTCAGGCGATTGAGAACGCAGAAGCTCAGCGTAATCTAAATCAACAGCTTCAAAACTTGGATGTTCAAGGTCGTCAAAGTGCCTATAACGCAGCGATGGCTAATATCGGGCAGCAAGCAAATTTAGGTATTCAAGGCCTCGGAGCGGCAACTCAAGCGGGTACATCACTAGCCAATATAGGTACAGCCAATCTAGCAGCTCAGCAGGGTATTATTGGGACACAAAATCAATACGGACAGCAGATTACTCAGCAGCAACAAGACATTATCAATAACGCTATTCAGAACTATGCGTCTGCTCAACAGTACCCAATGCAACAATTGGCTATGTACAACGCTCTGCTGCGAGGCTATGCGACACCTACTTCAGCCCAAACAACGTATCAAGCAGCACCAAGTGCTATATCTCAGTTTGGTGGTTTAGCGGCAACGGGGCTAGGTGCTTATATGGCAAGCAAAAAAGAAGGCGGTAAGATTGAAGCGCCTAAAACCTATAAATCAGGTGGTCTGGTAGACCTTGCGATTGCTAATGCAATGGAGGATAAGTAATGATTGGAAGTTTAAATAGTATTCAAGCAACCGCTGAGAAGTTGTCTATCCCTCAGTTGCAACAGGCTATGCGTGACGGTACTTTACCACCTTACGTTGGGATTCCATTGCTACAAAAGAAAGTGCAGATGCAAAAGCAGATGCAGATGGCCTCACAATTGCAACAGCCTAAAAAACCATCTATTGCAGAACAAGTTAATCAGGAAGCCTCTGCTGATGAGATGATGCGCCAACGTGCTCGTATGATGCAGGCTGAGATGGGTCAGACAGGTGGAATCTCTGACTTCCTCCCTAAAGGTGAAGAAAGTTACGCTAAAGGCGGTCCGATTGCTTTTGCTAAAGAGCAGTATGTTGATCCTAGGTATACAAATTTAGACCCTTTCGCTTCTTATGATGAAAGCTACTTCTTATCCAACACTCCTGCCATAGACAATCTACTGAACAAGAACGCACCAAACAGACAAGCGCCTGATGTGGATCAAGCACAGGCAATGCAGAATCGTATTGCAGCTAGAAAAGCGCCAGTAGCGGGTAGCGTGGCGCCAGTGGTACAAACCCCCTATGTGCAAGCTGCACCTGTAGAACAAGCCCCCGCACCACAAGTAGCACCAGAAACCATACTATCAGCAGCAGAAAGAGCTAAGCAGTTTAAAGAAGCCTTGGGTGAAGATGTAGGTCGGGCAGATGCAATAAAGCGTCTAGCAGAACGTGAAGCAGCTACTGCGAAACAAGAAGAACGTGCACCTTGGTTAGGTTTAATGCAAGCTGGGCTTGCTACGATGGCAGGTACATCACCTTTTGCTATGGCTAATATCGGTGCGGGCGGTGTAGCAGGGCTTAATGCATACATGAAAGCACAAGATAAACTCGACGCTGCTAAAGAAAACCATGATGCCATTCTTGCACAATTAAACAAAGCGCAACGCGCTGAGGATGTTGCAGCTTATAAATTTGGTGCAGATAGTGAGCAAGCAGATAAAGCATTGGCTGCTAGGGAAAGGCTACAAGATAAAGAATTAGCTTCCAGAGAAAAAATGAATCGAGAAGATAATGCGGTGCGACGTGAAGGTTATGCAGTTAATAGAGAAATTGCAGGTATGCGTATGGTTAATACCGGAGCTAGCGGAGGACTAAAACCCTACCAAGCAGATCAATTACGTAAAAGCGCAGTATCTGCAGCTGATAAAGTGTTATCTAATATGCTTAGCCCAGAGTATAAAGAGTATAGTGCCCTTAAAACTAAAGCGGAACAGAAGCAGTACAAGCAGAATTTAGTAGATAGTTATTTCGCTACATTCAGAGGTGCTGTACCATCTGCTTCAGCGGCTGCGCAAGCTCCATATGACCTTAACTGGGTTCCATAATTTATACAGGATAAAAACTGATGGCTGAAAAAGAATCTCGTATTGTAACGCTCCCTAGTGGGCTTAGAATTAATGTACCTGCATCAATGACAGATGCTCAGGTTATGGCTCGTGCCCGTTATGAAGGATTGCTTAAACCAGAAGATGAAGGATGGCTAAAATCTCACTTTAAGGCAGGATTAGGTGCTACTGAAGCAACCGGTGCGGGCATTGCAAGCTTATTCGGAGAAGGTCCAGAACAGTCAGCGACTGTAAAACGCTTTAAAGAAGAAGGGGAGCAATTAAGTGGACAGTACCCAAGTCTATCGGATGTTGTTGGCGTTGCTAAATCTTCAGGACTTGCAAAGGCACTATCGAATGTACCAGAAGCAGCGGGTTATGACATCGCAAGGATGCTACCTGAACTAGGGTTAACAGCAGCTGCAGCTGCAGCAGCACCAGAAGTAGCGGGATTATCAGTGCTTGCGCCAACCGCAGTTAGCACTTTAGGGCATACAGGGCGTTTCCTTAATGAGCAACAAGCGCGTATTGATTATCTAAAACAGCATCCTGAAGAAGTAACATCCCCAGATGACTTAACCCTTAGAAGAGGTCAAGCTTTAGGCGCCGCAGTACCTGCAGGTCTATTAGACACAGCCTTATTAGGGCGTATCAGTCCATTTAAAGGCGCTGCGCAAACTACCGAAGGTCAGCTGATGAAAGAAGCTGCAGGTAAAACAGGTTTGGCAGCAGGTGCAAAACGCGCAGTGACCAGTATGCTAGGCACAGGTGCACAGGAAGCCGGTACTGAAGTTGCGCAAGAGGCACTTCAAAGAGCGCAAGCTAGGGAAGCAATGACCAGCCCAGAAGCTTATGAAGCCTATCTATCCTCAGGATTATCGGGGGGTGTGTTAGGTGGAGGGTTAGGTACACCTAGAGCTGTACTGCGTGATGCTGGTGCCGCTGGTAGAGCGCAAGAAAAAATGAGTGAGTTAGGCAGTACAGCAGATGCCGTTTTAAAAGGTGAAGCTCCACTAGACCCTGCACAGTTTGCCCAATATGGCAAAGCAATGGCTAAAGCCTTCTCTGACAGAACCCAAGATGCGGAAAATCCAGAGGATATTTACTCTCCTGCACAAGCGTATGCAGAGTTACAAACCAAACTGCCTAAAGGTCCTGTTATTCCAGAAGCCTTTGATACAGGCGAAGAACCTATAGCTGCACCTGAACCAGCACACGTTGCAGGTAAACTGCCAGAAGTATCAGGCGAAGATCTTGCAGCTACTGCCTACAAAGATATTATCGAAGCGTTTAAAAATCGCCAGCTACAAGACGAAGCAGGTAACCTTGTTCAGGATATGCCAACAGCCCACCGATTAGGTATGGCAGCTAGAAAGCAGGCTATTGCAGACTACGCAGGGACTTATGCACCTGTACCATTACGCCCATTTCAGCAAAGGGCACAGCAAGTAGCTGCAGAGCAGGCGCAGGCACCTTCTCAGGTTACAGGCGGTAACTTCATGCCTACAGCAGACCAAGAATACATACCACAAGCGCAGCGCAGAGTGCTACAAGCACAGGAACAACAAACTAGGGAGCAGACTTGGGCAGACATACTCCAAGCTGCTAAACAGCAACGGTTTGACGCGAATGTTGAAAGAATACGAATGCAAGACGCTGAGAATGCAGCGAGAAAAGAAGCTAGTATTTTAGAGCATCAGATGCGTAATGGACAGATAACTGAAGACTATCGCAATGCCAGATTAGCAGACATCCAACGAGTTTTAGACTCTATACTTAACCAGCGAGTCGAAGCAGGGATAAACAGAAGTGCTGAAGGTAGTGCTCCAGACACAAGCCCTGATGTTAATACATTGCTAGGGATAACCCCAGCCAATATGCGCCGTTCAGATATAGCGGCCCCACGACCTTCTGGAGAAACTATCTATGCCACACCTGAGGGTGAAGCATCTACCGACATAGACCACTTCATAGCCAAACAGCGCCTTGAAGCTGAACTTGCAGCTAAAAAATCTGTAGCTGACAAGCAAGAATACCTCAACAATCTAACAGCTAATTTAAGAGCACAGTATGAAGAAAGAACGCAATCTAG